CTAGTAGGAGCAACATCCATAGCTGCTCCAGCATTTGCATCCTGTATTGGACTACGCATGTTACTTACCTTATTCTAAAGTTACTGTAGTATCAGATGTAGTATCTACACCAAATAATCCATCCATACCTTCCATCAATTCATCGCCCATACCTACCATTGAGGCGGCACTGTTAGCTAAGGCCATAACTATACTTGGGCTACTTACTTGTGCATTATCTAATGCTAGCATAGTTGATGTTGATTGATAGATAGTTGCTAGTTGGTTCTCTATTTGTTGTTCAGCGTTCTTTCTGTTGTTTGACTGGGCTACACTTGAGTTAACCTCTGTCTGGTATAGAACGTCGTTAACTGACTGCCCTTCTACACCTGATACCGCTGCTGATACCTTGGCCTGTGCTTCTGCTTGGTCTTGCTTCATAGCGATAACCACATTTGTATTAATGCGGTCTTGCTGGATAGCTGAGATGTTAGCTTCTGCTGCTGTCCTTTGGTTAGCTGCGTTGTGCATACCTGCGAACGCGGAATAGAACTGCCCGTAGGCAGCCTCGTATGCCGCGTCTGCTGAGGCTCCAGTCATCAAGTCTGCTACACCTGTTATAGCCGCTGCATACCCTCCTGCTCCTGCTGCCATTATTTCATCCTCTGTTTAGTCTTGAAGTACTGACCTTCCCAACTTACGTCAGAAATAGTACAACCAAGATAGTTGTCTGTGAAGAATAAAGCTGTTGCGTTAGCTGCGTCCTCAGCGAATGAGAACTTCTGGTCACCTGTAAAGGCTGTGATAGTACCAAGAGGGTATTGCCCTACAAACCTACTTTCAAACTTAGTAGTTACATCATCTGAGAATTGAGACTGTTTAGTCATAGATAACTCATGTGTTTCTACTAAGGACATTATCCAACGACTGACCCTTACTCTATCTGTAGTGATGGTTGTGCCATCCTCGTCATATACGAAAGGTCTAGTTGGTTCAAATGACGATGTAAATACTCTACCTATGTAGACTGAACCTGTACCAATGTCTTCACTAAATGTTAATATATCACCATCTCTAGTGAAGCTTACTTCCCATAGCTCGTTCTGTGTACCTTCACCACGCACTGCAATACAACTAGTAGTTGAATATCCACTAGGGACTGTTACTGTTGTACCCATAGTAGGTAGTATAAGCATATCATCTAAGAATACATCTAATGCACTTGACGTTACGCGAGTATACATAGGTATAGCTTTCACTATAAGATCTCTACCTTTAGCTGTTAATACAACTAACTCGTTACGTCTGAACTTGATGTCAACTATTGTTTCGCCATCTGCAAACTCCCACTCACTCCAGGATTGCTGAGAACGTTTACCTGCGCTATCCGTGTACTGCTCATAAATGAACAACACATTACTAGCACCTGCATCCGTAGTCATTGCTATCATTTCAAGGTTGGGTGATGCTGCTAACAACGTGGCCTTTCCTGCTAAGTAACCGATTACATGGTTAGTTATTGGTGACGCGAAATCTTGACTAGTGTTCCGTTCCCCTGTATACGCTTGCATACCTGTACTGTCACCGTAATCTATAGGAAAGTATACTGAGTTACCGATAGCTACTGGTGCTACAGATACTTGACACTCGTATTTAGTGGTTAGAGGCATACTAACAGTTTGTGGTGTTAGTGCTTCGGAGCCATTAATCTTAAACTGAGAGTTACTAGTAATAACTAATAGGTCCCTGTTGTGTGGTACGAGATGTAGAATAACGTCAGTACCTAGCTCTGATGTTGTTACGTTTATAGGGTCAGACACTAGCAGTTGTACTGCTGATTGTCTAAACCAATTACGTAGGTCATCTGTTTCGGTCATGTAAACGGCATTCTCTGCTACTACAACAAGACGTTTCTGGAAGTAACCCATTGACTGAATCGTCTCTCCCACAAAATCTGGAAAAGGCGTTGAGTCTTCATCCCCTGTCTGACGGGACTCATAGTCCACTACTTCAAACACAAAGTTATCACCTACTTCGTCGTACGTAATCTTGTGTGGTAGAGTAGTATCATCCAGTGTGTGTGGTTGAGTAGGGTGACGGTTTTCTGACCACACGACTTCCTCTAATACTTCACCTGTGGGATCGTCTGATATACGCTCTGCTTGTAGATAATAGACACCTTTGTCAGATGTAGGGTCGGGACGTATTGTAATACGCGTACCAACTACTGCGTATAATGGTAGGCCTTCTGTACTCTCAATAATTTGATTGATTGCTACAGTTGTTCTATCACCTTGTCCTGATTCTACTTCTACTTGTACCCAATTAGTTTTAGTGTCTTCGTATATTGCTACAGAGGAACCTAATGCCACTGCCGTTAAGCCTGTGATACCTGGGTATGCTGCGATGTAGGGTATACACACTGATTGATTTAAGTCGAAGGAAGCGTTTAGTTGACAACCTCCAAATCCGTCATCTTCAAACTCTCTGCAATAGAGGTTCCAGTTGGCATCATTCGGTGGGTCATCGGGGTAGTCGGGGTTAGCTATACGTATGGTATGTGTACCACCACCATTTATACGTGCTGCTATCTCTAGTGCTACCTGTTTGGTTGCTCTAGCTTTATCAGCTGTGTCATAGTCGGGACTCGATACACCTAAGTCTGGGATAGTATAGGTTACTGAGTCCTTCGTACCGTTAGACTGTATTATATTAATCTGTAATGTCTCACCATAGTTTAGTGCTGAGGTTACATTAATATGTGATACCTTCTCGATAGATGAGGCATCGTTGTCTGCTAGTACTTCTATAGTGGTATCTCTATTTAGTACATACGTGTCGTGCTCTATCGAAAACAAGCCGAGGTCTGGTCCGTTATAACTTGCAATGTTAATGACAGTCTTTACTACGTCATCTACCGCACAGTGGACTTCCCCTGCTTGCTTATCTACTATAAAGCTAATCTCTTTACCACCGCGTTCATACGAGTGGTACTGTACTTGGGATGGGTCTGCTACCTCAGCAATTAGCTGACGGTATACACTTGAAGGTCTACGTGTCAGCTTGTTTACTGGGTCAGACCTAAAGTTTACTTGGTTACTCATGTAACCTTGCGGCCTTGTACGCGGTGCTAATGTACTTATACCATGTATAGGACTAGGATAACTCTGCTCAATTCTCATACGTCAGGATCTCCAAAGAAACGTTTATTACCTCGTGCATAGGGGAATACTCCACCACGCGCTCTAGCAATCCTATGGTTCTGGAAGATGTTATATTGACCTTCTTCTAACTCTTGCTTCTTTAAGTCTAGGAATGATTTACCAGCGTCTTCCTTCAAAGATTGCTCTTTGGTGGCGTCCTCTAATTCATCACGTACAAACTCTGCTGCTGCTGAGTAAGCTACTGTTTCCTGCATAACTGGTGGCATATCATCCCATTCTAGGATGTACGTTAGTCTTTTAATTACTACACAACCTGTAAATACTGCTGTCTGTAGTTGTTTGTTATAGAGTCTATGACCACGTAATACGTAGTGATGATCCTCTGCAACTAACGAGGTCACTGCATCTGATACAGTAATTGCACCATTGTTGTCGGGTTCTAGGGTAATGTTGTAATCAATGTTACACCACCAACCTTTCCTTTGTACACGTCTACTGACACGTTGCATCGTAGTCTTAGCGTTAGCTGCGTCTGGATGGTCTGTGTTTATAGAGTTCACTGGGGAAGACCCAATCAACCTGAGTAACATGTTTAGTGTTTCTAACTCGTTCATTGAGTCGTCTCCTGTTGTTTAATATTATTCATAAAGCCCACTAATTAAAGTGAGCTTGAGTATAATACTATGTGTTTGCGTATTCTACCGCTTCTACGTAATCCAAGAATGTAGTGTAGATTGCTCTACCCTCCACGTACTTTCGGACTTGATATTTACTATCACGTATCCTTAAGCCTTTTACACCTGTACTGTTATTGTTGTACAGGCTCTTATTACACTGTTGCTCAGACCTAGTTACTAACCGCAGGTTGCACCATCGGTTGTCTTTCGTATCTCTGTTAATATGGTCTACTTCTTTATCAGGTGGTATAGACACCGACATGAGTTCAAATGCAACTCTATGGAGTTTACGCACTTTCCCTCTATGTCTAATGGTATGATACTTGTTTGACTCGTTGTGAGTGTTCCCAATTACCACACCATTTCGTGTCATACGCCCTGTCATGGGGTCATATGCTAACATTTACTAAGTCGTTGTGGTGAATATCGCCGCAGCCATTTCAGCTCTGTTTGGCGTTACACCGAAGGCTAAGTATGAATCAATGAACCATTGTAACTCAATATCTGAGTAATAGACTTTAGAAGTCAATGGGATTGTTTCACCTGCAAGTAATGCTTTAGGTTGTAAGAACAAAGCAATACATTTAGTATCGTTAGTTGTTACATCGTAAGCGTTACCGTTACCCGCGTTAGACAAGAAATGAGTTTGACCTGCATCTGCTGCTGCTGGGAAGCGGTTAGTTACTTGAATACGTACACCGTTCGCTTGAAGTACTTGACCTTTAGCGAAGTCACCGTTCATCTCTGAGAAATCACGGTCTAATAACTTATCGTTACGTAGTAAAGTGTAATACTCAGCAGGACGTACTAAGATAACGCCGTCGGAAAGCTCTACGTCTTTCTCTGCGATAGATTGGCACATATCTTGAATGGCACGTACTAACTTGTCGCTATCTGCTTCATCACCTAAGGTGGTAAGCATGATAGGTGTAGCACCTTGGAAGCCTTCTGGGGCTGTACGGATGATCTCAGTGTAGCCACCAACACCGCCTAACCAACCGCCTAACTTAGCACCCGTTGGGTCTTGGTTAGTGATTTGAGCTGCCTTGATACCTTGCACGATAAATGCT